ACTAATACTATATTGAAATATGCACTGACTGAATTGTTTGCTGCTACCCCAATAGCTGATGCTACAACACTGTTCTTTTCTGGGATTATGTACGGATATGTAAAGTCATATTGCACAGAACCATTATTTAAAGTAGATACGGCTCCAACACGCAAAATATCATCTGGACCATGTTGCTTTAAAAAAGCTGTTACAGAAGTTGAACCTGTAACCTGCCCTGTAGTAATAATACCTGTAATTAAGTAGCCTGTGTAACCCGCTGGAACACAGTATTGTGCCGTGGTACGGTTGTTGTATCCAGTTGCAATGATGTCGTATAAAACTGCTGGAACACCTGCTGTTACTACGCCTGTACCCGCATTAATATTACCCGCATTTACTCCGCCTGAACCTGCTGTAGTTACGTAAAACCCGTTTATATAAAGGTAACTATACCCTGTATTTACTGGTGTTTGTCCATCTAAAATAACAGATTCACTAACCTCGTTATAGTCTGCGTCAACCCCAAATATAGCTACTGTACGTGCGCCAGTACCAGCAGAGGTATCATTAGCACTACTAGAACTTATCTTAAGCACGGAAGCTGTTGTTGGGTGCGGGATAGTTCCGCCATCGGGCCAAACAGATTCCTCTGAGGTATCAACGTCTGGGTTGTAACCAAAAATATTAATCACTTCATGACCAGTAATCTGACCACGAGCGACTTGAAGCTCAAAAGGCTCGTATTGGCCTTGACGTGTTACTGAGGAATAAATTGCCATGATTCAGTCTCCTATTAAAGACGGGGGCCGAAGCCCCCTGGTTAATTAAGCCTGAGTTACGCCAAGAGCGCCAACGCGGGTTGCATTAGGACCAACTGCAATACCTGGCAACAAGATACCAACTACAAGGCGCTTGATACCATCGCATGCTGCAGAAGGAACGTATGTGCCGCGAACGTCACCTGTTGTGGTAGTCGCAGTTGCTGTTGCAGCAGCTACAAATGTACCAGCATCACGGGCCAATGTGTTGTTATAACCAACAGAGGCTAAGTAGCCTGCGTCAGTTACGCGAACAGGGAAACCGATGATGTCAGTTGTACCAACAGCTACAGTAGCTCCGCAATCACCAGCAACAGCAACTTGGCTCACTTGATAGAAAGCTTTTTTGCCGTTTACGGTTGTTGATTGAGTCGTGCCAGTTGCAATCACTTCAGACATAGCTTGACCGTAGTAGTCATAGCCAGACACAGTGATATTAGTATCAGCAATGGTACCAGCACCGATTGTGATAGCTACTGCACGTGGAGTGTCTAATTGAATCACAGAAGTACCAGAGGTATTAGTGGTCAATTTTGTACCAGCTGCTGCAGCCAATGTTGCATTACCAGCTGTTGCATAGCTAGCTGCTACAGAGATGTTAGTAGTCAACTTAGCTTGAGGAATTACGTCAAACACATAGATGCGGCCTAGAGGACCAACACCACGCTCCATAGGAGCAGGATCACCTAGCAAAGCGTTGCCGTTTGCATAGATAGTTGTTGAACCGGCAGTTTGGCTGGTGCTTACAGTGTAAGTACCTGTGCCACCTGAACCAGTAGCAAACGCAGTGATGTAGGTACCGTTAGTCACGCCAGTACCATCGATGTATTGACCGATTTGAATTGGGTCACCAGACAGCATAGCTGTCACAGTTAAAGTTGTGGTTGCAATAGAACCAGTAAAAGTAGATTGTGCTGGTTGTGGGCCATTGCCCATTGCAGTTTGAGCAGGACCTAAGAATAGATCATCAGAATATTGAGGCATGTTGTCTTCTCCTTGAAAAGCTTGACAATTAAATTAAAAGTGGGGATCTGACAAACGCCAGACCCCCGTTTTAGGTTTTACAAACCTGGAGTACCGTAAACAGTACGCCAGTCAGTCCAACCTGGGATATAACGCTCGGTTGCTTTATAGCGCATAGAGTCAGTTTCAAAATCACCTTCCATGCTCTTCTCAAGCTTACGACGCATCATCAACTGTAGACCAACTTTAGCGTCTGTCTGTACCCACCAAGCAGTGGTTGAAGTCAAACGTGACAAGTTAGCCTGGCCACCGTCAATCATACCCATTGAGTTGATCGGGTTGATGTCGTTGTTACCAGTACCGGCACGCAGTACAGATTTCAACAACACTTCACCTTGGAACACGTTAGATGGGCTCAACACCAACTTGGTAGGTGTCAAACGGATACGCTTACCATTGTTGTCAATGGCGTTGCGGATCTGAACGAGCATCTGCTCAAGAGATGTTTGTGACAAGTTAGCTGCAGTTGTCAACAAGTTGCTAGCGTTACCGGATGCGATTGGGTGAGCTGAGTTCACCAATGACACACCGTCACCACCAACAAATGCGCTGTTAAAGGCGCGGTTAAGGATGTTTGCGCACAAAGTTTCCTTAGTCTCGATCAAGGACTGTGCTAAGTGTTTAGCATAAGTCTGGCCGATAGAGATGTGGTCGCCGTCTTCTACAAGCACCTTGGTCAAGGCAAATGCCAAGCCATACACTTTATAGACGTAACGAGCATTGAACAGCACACCACCAGATTGGTAGGTTACTGGCATGCCGTCTGGCAACTCAGGAGCCGCGCCAAAACCGAAGAGAACTGGCTCTTCATGGTAGTTGCGTGGAATACCTTGACGCTCAGTGAAAACTTGTTTCCACTCATCCGCACGTTGGTTATACAAGCCATCGAATTCTTCATTCAGGATTGGCTCAACAATGGACCGGAAGTCCGTACTGCGCATTGGGACAGCCATGGTTTAGCCTCCTTTAGTAAGCGTTAATGGTTGCAACGTTCTGATGCTCAGAGATCTGAACTTGAACGATTGTATATGCATCACCCCAGTTGTTATCAGGACCAGGTGTGATTCCGATAACACGCATTTGGGCTGTTGCGCCTGATGTAACTACCGAGCTTACATCCAATGTAGCTTGGCTGATACCAACAACAGTTGAACCTGCTGTGATGTTGCCAAAGTTAAATTGGTTGCCGATGTTAGTCACGTTCAATGAAGCATTGCCTTGGATCTGATAAACGATCGTTGGGTCAATGGTAATGTACGCAATAACTTCGGTTGCTGGAGTGTTAGCCAAGAACTTGTTAGATACACGACGACGGCCATCGCCATCCGTGAATTCAACGCCTTGGAAGGTGCCGACAAAAGGGTCGCCAACGGTTGCAGGAACAACAACGCCATCAGTTGAAAGCTTGACAGGCTGGTTCTGCAACAACGTTACGGCGGCGTTATCTGCCAGCGTAAAGGCTGCCGGCCGTACAAAGCCACTTGCGTGGTATACGGGCTGGAAGCCAAACGGTGCATTTGTAGTAGACATGTTTGGTTTTCCTCAAAGAAGAATTGGATGAATACTGATCATATTTCCTCAAAAGAAGATCTACGGCCAGCGTTTTCACGCAATGCTGAGATACCATCGCCTTCCACGATTCGACCACCTGCTGCCTCGGCACTTTCCTTGATGCTGTCTAGAACTGCAGTGAGTTTTTCGTCCTCACGAGCAGGAGCATCATGGTGGGCTTCATTCATGTAGCGATGATACAGCGACATAGGAAGCTTAAATGCGAGCATTTCGTTGACACCGATGAACCCCTGCCACTCGCCTGTCTTAATAGTGACGTATTCCCAGCCAGGCACGTCTTCGGGCTTAATAGGTTCGTATCCCAGACGAATTCGTTGTTGAATCGAGTCACGGGGATTTGTGGTGGTCAACCAGCATGTATGGTAACCTGGAAGCTTTGGTAAATCTGGCAAAGCGTCTTGGAAAAATTGTGATCTGAACATCTCAACACGATCATCGTCGCTTATTTCACGATTCTCAGTCACCGCACGATCGGTGGCTGCACGAGACTGGCGAGACACATCAGCTGTTTTTTTCAATCTTTCGTCATTCATTTTCTCACTCCTTTCAGCGAGTTGCATTGTTAGAATTATCGCGGTCCCACTTGGCGTACTGCTTCAAGTAGCGTTGGCGTAAAACGGTATCTTCCCATACTCCAGCTTCAATCATTGCTTGCTTTCGTTCAGGGGAGATGTAGACTTGTTGGCGAGAAGAGGATGGCGCATGGTCCCGTGTGGAACCAACTGGAGGACCTCTACGGCCCGTTCTTGCGTTACCATCATCATCATTGTCACTGCCTCCTTTTAGATTTGGCAGTCGTTTGGCAACCCTACGGTCTAGTTCTTGCCAATACGCCTCTGATTTTGGATTATAGCCCTCTTCTACTAAAGTTTGATCAATTGCTAAAACAATTTTTGATTCTTCAGTTTTACCTTTTGGATCGTACCACTGATTTCGACCTACCCACTCCTGGGCATGGCTCGCGATTTCAGGATCCGGGCCCTGAGGCTGCTGATGAATCTCATTTGCTGTTTGCGACTGACGATGCTTCATTACTTGTAGCTGCTGCACTTGCTTCATGGCTTCGTCACGGATGCGAAGAGCCTTGGCTACATCTTCTCCGTTACCAGCTTCGACTGCCTGGCCCATGATTCTTTCTGCTGCGCGTACCTCAGCGATCTTGTCATTTAGACGAGAATCGATGTTTGAGATGGTATTTGCAACGGCGGACATCTCTACAGCAGACATCCGCTTCTCAAGTGCCTCATTCCTCTGTCTCAGGAAGTTAAGCTCTGTCTTGTCACGTTGAATGGCTTCTTTCCTACGCGCTGCGCGGTCTGCCTTTTCTTCGCGACGTTTGCGGCGTATTTCCTCGCGGTCTTCATTGTCTTCCGACAACCTTGAGTCTTCTACACCTTCATCGTCATCATTGTCGTCTTGGTCTGCTTCCGGAGTACTGACCGGAACGAACTCAACTTCCTGAGACTTTGACTTGGATTCTTGGTCCTCGTCTTCCTCAATTAAGAGGTTTTCACCTTTGTTTTCTGCCATTTCCTGCTCCTTTCAGCAGTTAGATAAACGCCCTGATCTGGGTTGGATCGATGGTAACCTTGCCGATAATGTCAAGGTCATTAAAGATCACAAACTCGATCTCATCATCGCCAGACTTTACAGTCCAACGATCGCCGCCATATTTAGGTGTGCGAACAAAGTCACCTATCTGACACCAATTGCCTTCTGGCCACGACTCCATGGTGTTTCGATTCTTGTAAGCCAATGGACCTATGGCTGCAATCTTAGCAACCTGGGTATTACTGGCTTCTGTCTTACGGGCTTCCTCTGGGATATAGATTCCGCCGCTTGTTTGGTTTTTGGCCCGTCTAATCTGGACCATGACTCTACTTCCAAATGGAATAATCCCTGGATCGACAACCGGGAAGGCGTCTTCAAGTGAGTCATACTGCATTGATAGTGGTGTTTCTAATAGCATTCGCTTCTCCGTCTGCTGGGTTTATAAATCTGAATCTCGCCTGTCTTGATCGCGAAGGACACTTTCGATCAGTTGCTTAGCCATCTCAAGGCCTTGATAGACGCCTTGTCTGTAGCCATACTCAAAACTGATGTCTTTGCCCTCACCTGGCTTAACGGCGACGGCTTCATGAGCCATCTTTTCCTTCTCAGCCTGGATCTTCGCGAAGAATTTGTCAATCATTACTTACGACCGCCCATGACTGTTGAGATCATGTTTTTGCCTGTACCACGTTGGCTGTTTGTGCCACCGTTGCCTTCACCCTTGACAGTCTCTGTCTTCATCTTAGGTGTCGTCTTGTAATCTGCACTGGGAATTGCTGCCTTAGGTGAAGGATCGCTTGAGATCTTCTTCGCCTTTGGATAGCCTTTACCCATGGCCATCAATTTGTGTAGCTTGATTGCTTCCATGATATTTCCTTATCTTCGTGGGGTGGGGTTTATCCCGGTCCCTGTTGAGACCGCGATTCTTTCGCCAGTCGCTACCTCTAAGGCAGCAAGCTGCTTGGCTGTTTGGTTGTCTGACTCGTTCATCTCGAGGCGAGCTTGGATCTCGGCTTGTGTACGTCGATCTTCGGCCTCTTGGCGCATCATCTCTTTCTTGAGCTCTTCTTGCAGCACAGCCATTCGAGTCTGCAGATCTTGCATCTTCTCTTGGCTTCTGGTCTGCATCTCTTGCGCCTTGATCTGGGCGTCTTGCTGCATCTTCGTCTGCTTGTACTGAGCGTCTGCCTGGTCTTTGGCAGCTTGAGCCTCGACCTGCTGCTTCATGACCTCGACGCGTGGATCGTTTGGCATCTGAGGCGGCGGCATCATTGACTGGAGGGTCTCGATTGCAGTTTGAATGATAGCAGGTATTGAGCTGAATGTCTCTTCAGCTTGTTGAGACACAACCTGCGACGTGGCAGCCAGCATCTTGTCGAGTGACTTCTTCTCTTCTGTTGTTGCGCCCTTTTGAATCTCGCCGATGTCTACTTGAGCAGCATCAGAAGCTTCGTCAAATATCTGGTTGGCATACCAAAGGACCATGTGTTCTTTAACGTGATCAAGCAGCAATGGCACGCATTGTGGGCCAATGATTCTGTTTCCGCCAAACATTGGGTTTGTGATGAAGTCTAAGTGCACTTGCAAGTGAGCTAGGTGATCTTGCTCTGGGAACGCAACGATAGGCCGCTTCATTGTGGCTGCGATATTCTCGTTGACCGCATTCAACTCCAAAGGCTGCTGCTTCGGTAGCAATAGCTCTTTGCCCTGAGGTATCTTCAAGCGAACCAAGAACATCTCTTCAACCTTGCGTAGATCATAGAGCTGTGGCATCTCTTTGGCACGCTGCATGACCGCTTGGATCTGAGCAAAGCGCTGTGCTTCACTGAAGATGTTGGGATCTGATACTGGGATCACGTTCATTGGACCTTCAAAGTCCGAACGCTTAACTAGCAGCTCGCCTGTTTCGTCAACGACCTGAGCTTCTTCAAGGTAGGTACGGTTTAGGCGGAACAAGAGCTTTAGTACACGAGCCATGGCGTCATGCATACGAGCATGGATGGCTGAGAACACGACCATGCCTTGCTCAAGGCGAGCCAAGGTAGTTCCTACTGGCGTGTTGGCATTGCTATCGGCAAACTCTTCAAATGTCGTGCGGACCACGTTCTGGCTAGCATCAACCAAGAAGCCAAGCAACTGGAACAAGACTGGGCTTGGTGGGTTGTATGGCATTGCCATTAGCACCTTGCGAATATCGTCTTGGCCAAATGTCCCTTCGATCTCTTTTACTTCTGTAGGGTCGACGCGGTCTGTTTGGCCGCCAGCACCTGACTTCAGCTTCAGTAAGCCTGGGAAGTTGTTGATGTGTGCAGAGTCAAGCAGCGCACGCAAGGCTCCTGTGGCACCGGCACTCAAGCCGCCAATCATGTGGATCAAACCAATTGGATAAGCGCCGCGCCAAGGTACAAATGGGAACTCAACAAGCCATTGCATCTCGTCTTTGGTCTCGTCGTCCTCTTCCCAGTTGCGATAGATGCTCAGAATGCGCTGCGTGTTCTTGTCAATGCTAATCATGTACGGAGCGATGCCGTCACCATTGTCAAGATCTTGGATCACATAGCATTCGTATATGGTTCTCAGACCGTCAACGTTGTAGCCATCGGACTGGCGACCTTCGATCTTGTCATTGGCTTTTGAAGCTTTGGACTCTTCAGGTGGCATTGGGTCAACGCGCAAGTCAACGTCAAGGTAGTCGCCAGCAAGAACTCGCTTCTCATACTCAATGCGAGTGACGTACTGCACATGAGTCTTGCGCTCTGCTGTGTAGAAGTTTGTCGCTGCAAATGGCAAGTAGACATCGTCAATCGGGACGAACATCGGCATTGGACGCTTCCTGTTGCCATCCCATGTCATCTTGAGATACTGACCACCGCCCAAAGGCAACTGAGTCACAAGCTGCTCGAGCTCGGCTCTGAACTCAGGCATCTGCTCTGTGAGCTGCCAGTTCGTGTACTTGGTAATGCGGTTTGCTTTCTCAACCTTTTCAAGGGTTGGATCACCGACGATCTTCTCGCGAGCTGGCCCGTCAGGTGGGAACATCTCTTTCATGACTCGTGCTGCAAAGTCCACGCAAGCCTGAGTCAACATTGGGTGAACTACCTTTGATGCGCCGGTGAATGAAGCACCGCCTGGGGCGTCGTCGCCAAGGCCAGTACGTCTGATGCCCTCTTCATACTGCTCATCACGACGTTTACGAGCTTCCTTGTCCTTCTCAATGATGTCACATAAACTTGAGCCTAGGTTGGCCAGCTCGTAAGATGGCATTGTCTCAGCAAGGTTTGCATAAAATTCGCTGTCAGCCGGAGTTGGAGACTCGTCAATCGTGACTAAGGCGCCACCGTCATCGGTGTCCTCAACGTCGCTCTTCTCTTCTTGAAGGTCGAGCAACTCGCCTTGGTTGTCATCATCACGTTCAGCCATCTAATTCTCCAGTCTCATGCAGCGTATGGGTTCACTAACTGCGGTTTGTTTGAAACTTCACGTCTTTCTGGAGCTGGCTTTGTGACTGATAGCACGTTGCGGTCGGCAAGAAGCCTGAGCGCTTGGGTCGTGCTGTCGACAAAGTCATCATGCTTGATTGAACCTTCTCCAGTAAAACTGCAAAGCTGTGTAATCAATGGGTCAGCCCAAGAACGTGGATTTCCAGGGCGTTTGTCAGATTCTACTACCCAAACGAACCCGTGTGCAAATAAATGTGAGACTGCATGCAAACGACTGAGCTTATCGGCCCGTCCTGGATTGTATGGGTACGACAAGATGTCTTCACGAGCCAGCATCTGACGGAGGCTGATGCCTGATCCTTTGTCCTCAATGATCAGCAAGTCGGGGCTGCGGCCGGTCAGGTAGGACTGTTTTGGGCCTACAAGTGGCTTGATCATCGGCTTCATGTCATCGTCGCCGTACCTGACGGTGTATTCTTTTTTAACCCGCTCAATTAGTCCTGGCAGCCCAAGGTGATCTTGCCAGCAATCAAGGAGTATGAACGCAGGCTTCTTGTCGTGCCTGAATACGCCCCAGACCGAGCAGGCCGTGGGGTCAGGATCGTGGTTCTTGCGGTCTGTCGTCTTCTCAGTGAATGCCGTGTCAAGGCTCATGACAATGTACTCAAGGCCAGGCAGCGGCTTGTCCTTGGACCACAACTTGATCCAGCTGCGCTTGATGATGCCGGTCTCTTCTGGGTCGATGACCTCGGCGTGGATCTCCTGGCGGCCTAACTGCGTGCCTTCATACTGCGTGATCTGCTCAAGGAATGACTTAGCTAAGTTCGCTGCGTTATCATACGTTGATCCTCTGGTAATGTGGATCTTGCTATTCTTCTTGTCTGCATCCTTGATGAACTGCCTTACTAGCTCTATGGGCCGTGGGGTCGTGGTCACCACAACCTGTGGATGGTCGCCAAGCCGTAAGCCAAACCGCATCATGTCCCAGGTCTCATCGACATATTGCCAAGCAGCTAGCTCATCGCACCAGACTCTGTGGAACTGCGGGCCACGTAGACGGCTAGGTTCCTCAGCAGAGAAGCCCCTGATCGATGATCCATTGGTCAATGTGATCTCAGCGATCGACTTGTTGTAATTCTCAATGAGGCCAACAGGAAGTGTGTTGATGATCCCGGAGTCTCCTTCAAAGCAAACTCCACGGATGTCAGCGGACGTTGGTGCTATGACCCCGCAGCGAACACCTGGGTTCCTGACCGCGTAGTCTGCGATG